CTCCATCATTTGTCTCACTCTTTTCTGTATTATACATTTCGTTGTATAAAGCTTTCAACTTTTTAAAGTTTGTTTCTAGTTGTCTAAGCTCATCACCTGTACCAAATTTAGTGTAGTAATCTTTAGAAAGATTATATTTGATTTGCATAATATCAAATGGTGTGATACGAATAACTTCACTTACTATATAATTACGTTCATCTTCTGCTTCATCGGCTAATTTAAACATCCCAAAGAAATCACCAACTAAAAGATTTAGATAGATCAAGAAGCATCTACTAGAATAATCACTAGGTTCTCTCATTACGGTTCTGCCATATGCTACAAGTTTAACGTATTCCCTTCCATCTATAGTATAGAAGTCGCTTGTTTTATTATCAAATACTTCTCTTGTGATAGATGTAATACGGATATTGTCATAATCTCTTTTATCATATACACAACAAAGAATATTTTTCATATATTCTGAAATGATAGACTCTTGTAGAGTAGCTACATCAATAATAGCTGGATTGAAGCCTTGCTCCTGAATAGTTTCGATAAAAGCTTTAGACATCTTTGATGCCACCGTTTGTATGAAAAGATCAGCAGACCCAGCTTGATAGTTTTGCATTGTTTCCATTTTCTACGTTCCTTCCTAATATTTGAATTCAGGTTCTGTAAAAGTACCTGGTTTTTCTAAGTCTAATGTAAGTGAGTATAAAGCAATAGCACCTTCGTTAGTAGTTTTCATGATATTCTTTTGACCAAAGGAAATATATCTATTCTTAGATTGTAAGAAGTCTCTAACTTCTTTATTAGCATCAGTAGAATAAATACCTTTAACTGTTACTTGGTCACCATCATAGTCACCACCGATAGAACCTAGATATACGTTAGAGATTTGAAGAGTATCGATAAATAAGTTAGATGTATTTACACCGATATCTTCTTTTCTGATTCTAGGATAAGTCTTATAGAACTTACCATTTATAACCATAGGTTCAGTCTTAACTGTAGAGTTTACATTGATAAGAGAAGGGAATTGGTTATAACAGCTATCGATAGGATAACGTGTAATCAATACCGCTTTATCTCTAGTTACATCTACAGCAGCTATATAGAATAAGTCACACCAAGTCATACTACGAGAAGATGCTGGTAATAAACCTTCTGAGATATTTTGACCTCTTTCTAATTTAGCCACTAAATCAGACTTAGGAACAGTAAACCCAACAAATCTCATTTCAACTTCATTGATTTTATATTTATTCGGCATTACTGGAACTTTAATAGGTCTGAATCTATCACTAAAACCATGGATAAATCTATCTATCTCAGAATGAATAACATCATCAGAGAAAGCAATACGATAATCCTTAGGAGTTAGATAGATAGGTTCTTTCGCTATATTACCATCTTTATCTTTTTGATAATATGGAATAACAGACATATTCTGTAACTGAACTGCAAAGAAGTTCTTGATATATGTAACTACAAATGGATAGAAGTTTGTAATAGTAGATGCTAGTGGTAATGCACAATGATCTAAGTCTACGTTAAATTCTTCAATAGTTTCTGTACGAAGATTTGGTGAAGAAATAACTAGACGAGCAGAATAGTCAGATGTTTTAGAACTAGCAGCATTACGAATCAAACCAAATTTACCAGAAATAGTATCTTTGGAGAAGTATTCATAAAGGTTAGCTAAATTATCTTGAATTCTACCTTTGATAGAATCGCCAATGCTTAAACCATAATCTTCATATTCAATCAAAGATCTAGTAGCAATAAGGATATTATTATAAAGCTTATTGATATCGCCTACACCAACGTATTTATCGGTAGTACTAATATCACGATAGAATGCAGGAATAACAATAAAGTTTTTAATAAACAAACGATCTTTATATTTCAATAAGAAGTCAATATTTTTATTACGGATACGAGAGTTATTCTTTTGGAATTCAAACTTATCAAAGTTTTCTCGTAAGAAGTCTAAACCAGTACCACCATCTGGATCTGGTACTAATCTACCGTCTTGAATTTTAAAGGTTTCTGTGCCATATACACAGCTAGTGATTTTACTATCAATACGTTGCCAAATTTTATAAGCTAGAGGAGTTAAGAAATATCCATGTAAGTTGATATATGCAAAAGTAGTTGCTCTACTGTCTTTGGTAATACCAAATATTTCATTAGATAATAACCCATCTGGAGTTGGTGTATTATTCTGATTAAAGAAGATAGGGTTGGTAATCTCTTTAAGATTGTTATCCTTGACAAAAGCATCAATGTCAAGAAGCTCTACCTTAAGATGATCTTTCTTTGCCATATTTTCTCTCCTTTCTATAAATTAATAATTTGTTAAAGAGAATGCGGTATCCAATATTGGATACCGCTTTATGGTCACATTCTAATTACTTTAATAACCGCAGTACCATCTTTATTAAGACTAGTCTTAATGGTAAAGTCGCTACCATATAAATGGACTACTTGGTTATTGTAAACAGTAGCCATATATTCATAGGGAATCTCTTGTGCTCTGCAAGTAAATATACATGTAGAGTTTTTAACTGCTTTTTTGGAATCGACAGTAATACTTACCGTGTCTTCAGTAATATACTTCCTGAAAACGGTATACACGACCATACAATGATCAAATATATTAGTAAATATAACGTTTTCTGGTTTGTTCTTGTAGATATTCTCTAGGAACTCAGAAACTATCACTGTCTACCTCCTATTTGGTCCACGTTGAACCATTTGTTCTTGTCTTTCTAAGTAGAGATCACGAGTAGATTTTCTAACGTTACTGTGAGCACGATTTAGTCTATCTTGCTTATACTGTTGAATAGACTTAAGAAGCTTTTCTCTCTTCTCTTGTGCTAGACGTTTCATTTGAAGATAATACAATGAATGAATATAAGCCATAGATTTGTCAGGTGCATCAATTAAGCTGAAGCCACTACGATAATAAGTTTGTAGAGAAACTAATCGTTGTGTTAGATGCTCCGGAGTCCCAATTGATGCCGTGTAAAAAGCATGTTAAGAGGATGCATAATTTGTTTTTCAAATTTATGAGTACATTCTTGACCAGCGTAGTCGCCTTTCTTGAATGTGCCCAAGCATTCTTGTTCTGGAATGAAGTAAGTAATTACATCATCAGTACCATTGACTTTAGTTTCAAGGTCAAAGATGTGATGATTTAAGATAGAGAATTGGTCAGAATTCAAAGAGTTAATGAATTTACCAACTACTTGTACTTTACGTTTGATAGTTTTAGCAACGGAAGAAGAATCTGGTTTGAAGTCAACTGGTTTCAAGATTCCACGTTCACGATCAATGTAGTACAAGTTCTTAATGAATTGAGAAATACGGATGATAGCGATATACTTAGTACGGAATTCATCTGTAATATAAGTATCTTCGATATCAGAGAAGATAGTCAATGGACGAAGTTTAACTGCATAGTTATCAGAGATAACGATAAGTTTTTCAGAGAACGTATCCATACCACCATCAATTTCACCGTGTTTAATAATGTCATCAAGACGTTTCTTATCTTCATCAGAAGCTTTTTCATTTACTTCCCACATTTTATCCATAGGGATATCATCTGTCATGAAGAATGTTTCACATTCAGGGCAGTCGAAGGAAATGTAGTTAGAACCACTGAAGGTTGCTTTATAAAGAGCAAAGTACATGTGGATCAAGTCAGCAGAAGCAATAGAACGTAACCAGTTTACATAACCGCTTGGTTTATTTTCAGATACATCGTGTTTGTATAACAAAGCATAAGTATCTTTAATAGCTTGGTTACTGGAAGAGATATTGGAGATATTATTTACGAATTGAGCCAATTCAGAACCGGTCAAACCGCTCATAGTGATATTGCGACCAGTAGCAAACAATGGAGATGTAGCTGTAGGAAGAGTATTTTCTTTTGCTGCAGTACTATATTCCAAAGATGTATTAATATTGATAGGTTGGCTACTAATTTCGAAACTATTAATATCCAATTCAGTTTTAGTTGGTTTAATTTTTGTAGAAATAATTTTATTAATTTCTTCAAAACGTTTACGAGCTTCTTCTTCAGCTTTTTCTGCTTCTTTGATTTCAGCTTCGTTTTTCTTTTCGTCATCATCAAGGTCATCGATAACATCATCATCGTCAAGATCAGCGAAGTCATCATCATCAATAGTTACAGAAGATGCTTTGGAGATATCCACTTTCTTAGAAGTTTTAGGAACTTCAGTATTATCACGAACAGATGCACCAAGACCATCGTCTTCTAAGTCAGTATCGGTAGCTTCGCCACCTTCTTTATCTGCTTCTTCTAAAGCTTTTTCATCAGCGATTTCAATACATTTATCTTTTAATGGTTTCATGATCGCTGTCAATTCACCTTTAACTCGTTCAATGTTTTCATCGATGAGTTCTTCTTCTTTTCTAGCGAATTCTTCGTTACCAGATACTACTTCTTTGAATTTAGCAATATCTTGGATATCTACTGCATCACCAGCTTTTACATCATTACCAGATGTCATATTTGGAGTTACAACATTGGATTCTTGTTTTTCTTCAACAACTTCTTTTTCTGGAGTTGCTTCAGCAGTAACAGTAGTAACCTCAGGTGTCTCAGTTGTTGCTCCTTCATCAGCACCCAACAATTCGTCTAGGCTGATTTTTTCAGTTTGATTTTCATTTGCCATTGTAATAGATTCCTCCTGAAAATTTAGATAACACTAATGGTATTTGTCTGGCTATTAAACACCAAACTATATGCCACACTATCCAAAGATATAGTAATAAACAGTGTCTTATTCAACTCATCTTTAGTTAGGTTTACATCAACACTCTCAAATTCTGGTAAATACGTCCGAATTTGATTAGAAATGTCATCCTCCAGTTCATATAAATGATCGAAGAAAGTATATCTATAACGTTCAACCAATCCTACACCCATTTTAGGTCTAGTCGGATATGTGCCAGGTCTTAATAGAATCAATTCTATTAACTTAATAGCCGTAGCATCCTCATTAGTATAAACGAGTGGTTGGTTAAACTGATTAATCGAAATACTATGCTCGATAACTTTAGGATCCTTAGCTAGTGTTTTCGTACCAAAAACTTTGTTAATCAATAGGGATTACCTCCTTCCATTGAAACAAAATTTATTATTTTGTTTAATTTATAATTTCCTACTATATTCGTAAAACCCACAAATAATGACGCTCTGAACATGTTAGTAAGACTTAATAAGCTAATTAGTGAGGTGAAATTTAATGGCAAAAAGAAAAGAAAGATGTCCTTATTGCACTTTCCGTGATGTAAAAGATAAAGTCATCTCCCATATAGAACAAAAACACTCTGAGTTAATTCCAGAAGGATATACAGCTGCAAGGGTTTTATTTAATTATATCAATAAAAAAGACCATGGTACTTGTATCGTATGTGGTAGAGAAACACCATGGGATGATAAGATTAATAAGTACAAACGTCTTTGTGGTAGACAAGTTTGTAAAGATAAACTAAGAGAAAAGTATAAAAAGAATATGGTAAAAGTATTCGGTACTTATAATATTCTCAATGATGAAGAACAACAAAAGAAAATGTTGGCTAATAGAAGTATCTCTGGTGAATATAGATTCAAAGATGGTACTAAGTTTAACTACGTTGGTTCTTATGAAAAGAAATTCTTGGAATTCTTAGACCAAGTATTAGACTTTGATGGTTATGATATTATGGCACCTGGTCCTACTTTTGAATATGAATTCGAAGGTAAAACTCATAAGTGGATTACTGACTTTATGATTATCCCATATAATCTAGTAATCGATGTTAAAGATGGTGGAGATAATCCTAATAATAGAACCATGGTTAAATATCGTAATAAACAAAAAGCAAAAGAGACTATGATTACTACTGCTCAAGGTAAATATAG